GCCGCTGACGGTGACCCGCTTCCACGAGGTGCTCGACGAGGTCTACGACAAGCTCGGCGAAGAGCCCGACCTGATCTTGGTCAACAGCAAGTTCTTCTCGCTGTACAACGACCTGGTTCAGACGGTGACCTTCGGCGGTGAGTACAAGATCGAGGGCAAGAAGGGCACGGCGGACCCGAGCATCGGTCGCGACGGCATGCGCTTCGCGGGCATCAAGTTCATGCGCTCGCAGGAAGTGCCCAACGGCATGGCCTTCATCCTGACGAAGAAGGACTGGATGACGCTCGAGAAGACGCCGTTCGGCTTCCGCAACAACGTCACCAACACCGGCGTGCTCGAGCCCCGTCCCGACCACGACGGCTACCAGGGCGTCGGTCGCTGGATGCTGGACTTCTTCTGCGACCAGCCGGCCAACCAGGCCATCCTGACGGGCTTCGCCTACTAAGGCCGCCCGTGCTGCTGGCTTTCCAGATCCTGGGCCTCGCAGCCGCCACCGCTTTGGTGGTGGCTGCTTGGCTTTTGGTCTACTGGCTATGGGTGCGGGTCAACGACAAGCACATCGTCCGGGTGCCTGTTGATATAGTGCGCCCGGACAACGGTTCCCCACCGCCATCCGACTTGCCGGGCGACCCCGACGAGTGGCAGCCTCTCAGCGGCCTTGGGGACATTCCCGCGGGGGGCGCAGATGGCAGGCCGATCCGACTACGCTCGTGAGCTTGCGATGCTCGAGCAGGAGCGCAAGCAGGAGGCCCGTGGCCGCGGCGGGGCGTTGGGCGGCATCCTTGGCGCTCTGGCCGGCGGGGTCATCGGCACCTTCGCGGCCCCGGGCCTTGGCACAGCCACTGGCGCCTCGCTCGGCGCGAGCCTTGGCGGTCAGGCAGGCGGCGCCATCGCGGGGAACCGCGTCTCTAGGAGCGATGTCGAGGACGAGCTTGAAGACCGCCTTGAAGCCGAGCGGATTGAGCGCATCGCCCGCAGCCGAGGTGTGATGTGAGCAAGATCCGCAACAAGGGCGAGCTCAAGAACATCGCCGACCAAGTCTCAAAGGGCCGTCGCGACAACGAGGCTGCGCGCATCGTGTGGCACCTGTGCTCGTGCTTCCTCGAGGGCAAGCACGAGGTTCGCTACAACAGCAGCTCAAACGAGTTGTGGGCCGGCTTCCCGACCGACCGCGAGAAGTCGCCGGTGGTCAACAAGACCCTGGCCAAGTTCAGGACGGCGAAGGCGGCCCTGCAGGTCGGCATGCCCGGCATCGGGGTCCAGCCGACGCTCGGCGTCTTCGACGACATGACGAAGGCCATGGCCTGCCAGCACTACCTGCAGGCGCAGTGGTCGGCGCAGAAGATGCACATGGTCGTCGGCGAGCTTATCGACCGACTGCTGGCGCACGGCAACGCCGCGCTCTACAGCTACTGGAGCAAGGAGAAGGGCCGCCCCTGCACGGAGATCATCCCGGCCAAGCAGTTGGTCTTTGAGGAAGCGGTCGAGAGCCCGGAAGAGAGCCGGTGGGTCGGCATCATCCGGTACATCCACAAGCGCGAGGCGTACAAGAAGTGGCCTGAGCTCAAAGAAGAGCACCAGCGCCAGTACGAGGACATGGCGGACCCTAGCCTGAGCGGCCTGCGTCAGCTTCCGCCCGACCGTCTGGAGACCTGCTACGTCTTCTGGCGCAACGGCGACTATGCGGTCATCGTCGACGGCATGGTGGTGTCGAGCGGCAACATGGGCTTCAAGGGCGTGCCGCTGTCCTTCATCCGGTTCACCAAGATCCCCGACCGGCTGTGGGGCAAGGGCATCGTCGAGCCGATGATGAACCTGAACCTGCAGTACAACCGGCGTCGCAGCCAGCAGATGGTCAACGGCGACCTGATGGCGAACCCGTTCTGGGCGAACCCCCGGGGCAACGGGCTCAAGAAGAAGGACTTCACGTCGCGGGTTGGCGGGGTGCTTGAGTACAGCATGCACGTCGGCGCGCCCAAGCAGCTCCAGCCGTTGCCCCTGCCGCCACAGGTCGCTGAGGACATCGACCGGCTAGACGCGGAGATGCAGGACGTGGCGGGCATCCACCGGGCGTCGATGGGTGGCCGTGTGCCGGGCGTGAGCTCTGGCCGCGCCTTGCTTGCCCAGGCAGAGCAGGACTCGACGAACCTGTCGCCGGCGATGGAGAACATCGCGGACGGGCTGTCGGATTGGGGCAAGGTCCAGTTGCAACTGGCCAAGCAGAACCTCAAGGAGCAGCGGGCCATCCGTGCGTATGGTTCGACGGGGCGCATCATCCACCGCAAGGTGAGCAGCACCGATTTCTTTGACGACCCGGAGGTTGAGATCGAGGCTTCGACCCTCTTCCGGCGCACAGCCGAGGCGAAGGAGGCGCGGGCCATGGGCCTGCTGCAGGCCGGCCTCGCGGACCCCAAGGAGGTCCGTGCGTCGCTGAGGCTGGACGTGGACCCTCTGCGTCGCACCGAGGCCATGCTGGACTACGTCCACGCCGAGGACATGCTCGAGGCAGCGAAGCTGGTTGGTCCCAAGAGGGTGGAGAACCCGGATGGCTCAGTCACACTGGAACCATCGGACATCGAGACCGTGGAGGTCTTTGCGAACGACAACCTCGAGGCAATCGTCGAGGTCTTCGGTCAGTTCATCAAGACGCCCGAGTACTACGAGCTCGACGCCGAGGCCCAGGACTACATCCGAGACGTGGTCGTCGAGGTCTCGGCCTTCATGGCGAACCCGGCGCCGACGGGCATGCCCTACGGGCAGATTTATCCCAAGCAGGGTGCGTCCGTGGCACCTCAACAGACATCCCCGATGATGCCCAACGCGGGCCCGCGCATGCAGGAGGCCGCGGTCGGCCAGCAGCAGGCCGCCGCGAACATCAGCCGCGACGCTGGCGAGGCAGCCGGCCAGAACATGGGTGGTGGCTATGTGGGTTGATGAGATCGGCGCGCTGTTCCGCGACTACATCGACGAGCCCGACGAGAGCTACATCGACGACGGCTACGTCGCTCGTGCTCTCAAGATCGCGTACCGCGAGTTCCGGCGCCGCGTGGCGTCGCAAGACCCAAACGCCTACGTCACGCGCGCGAGCCTGGGTACGCTGACCGACCGGACCTACGACCTGTCGGACGTGGCGAACCCGGTGGTCATCCTGGGCAGCGGCGCGCTGACGCACCCTCGTCTTGAGCAACTGCTCTCGGTCTACAACACGGCGACCGACGCGACGCATCAGATCGTGCAGGAGCAGGAGGCGCTGTCGCAGGCGCGGTACAACTCCGCCCGGATCGAGTGGTCGTCGGGCAACCCGGTCTTCTTCGACGGGGCGGTCCTGTATTGGGCGTCGGTTCCTGGTGCGGTCTCGATCCGCTACCGCGGGGCTCCCGCTGTAGACTGGTCGAGGTTGACGAGCGGGGACAACGAGTTCGTCGACGACTTCGACGAGTTCCACGACATCATCGCGTTGCTGGCGTGCAAGCAGTACATGGTTCGTGACGGGACACGGAACTTCTCGCTCGACGAGTTGTTCGACAGGCGCATGAAGGACTTTGAGACGGCCATGAGTGGCATGCGGACGGCTGGGCCCATGACGGTGAGCATGGACAGGAACTGGTGACCTGTGGACCTTGAGATCATCAAGTGGCTGGCTGAGGGCGTCTTCCTCATCATCTCGATGGTGGTGGGCTACACCCGGGTCATCACCAGCATGGAGTCTGGCCAGGCGGCCCTCACCAACGAGGTGAAGGCCAGTCGCGAGTTTTTCACGGCTGAGGTCGCCTCGCTCAAGAAGGTGCTCCAGCAGGACATCAACTTCCTCAAGAACAACGCGCAGGAGCGTCACGACGCGATCACCAACGAACTTGCGATCAGCCGCGATTCGCGCGAGAAGTTGTATAACCGCATCCGACAACTGGATGGGGAGCTGCGCGAGCGGCTTGTCCGGCTTGAGACCAAAGCGAGTATCACATGGCATGGCGTAAAAAAGAGCGACTGAGCCCCCACTTCCGAGTCAAGGAGCTCGACCCCGAGCTCTACGCCGCTGAGGACGAAGACCTGCAGCGGTCACTCGTCTTCCTGTGCGAGAACTACCTCGAGCCGCTGCGCGAGCGCATCGCCCGGCACTTCGGCGAGCGTCCAATCTCCATCACGCCGAGTGGCGGTCTCCAGCCGCCCGACGAGTGGCTTGAGGCCCACGACCGCCGTCGGTGGCCGCGGCGCAGGTCGACGAGCCAGCATCGTGGGCAGAAACGGAGCGCGGGCGCTCCGTACTCGCTGGCCGCGGACATTCAGGTTCGCGGGCTGCGGCCCTTCCTGGTCGGCAACCTGATGCTGGACCTGCGCTCGGAGAAGGTGTTCCCCGAGGGTAAGGGCGGCATCGGCTGCTACGAGGACGCGGCTGGCCACGGCTTCTGCCACATCGACAGCCGGCGCCGCGTCTCGACGTGGGACGGCGAAGACGACGAATGGGTCGTCGAGTACGACAAGAAGGCCAAGCGGTTCGTGCGGCGGTCCAGCGATGCCTGAGTGGGCGGTCTGGCTCGGCGCCTCGCTGATTCCCCTGCTTATCGCTGGCGGGGCGTTCTCGGCGTTCTTGGCTGGCTATCCTCTTCTCGACACAGCGTATGGTTGGAGCAAGAAGGCAGACGCCCTGCACCGGGTGCTGGCCGCTCTGGTCATCGTTGCCGTCTGCTGCGCGGTCGGGGCCATCTACGGCTGGCGCAGCGACACCATGGGCAACGACCCTTGGGTCGGGGTCATCCACGGGCTTCTCGGCGCTTGCTTGGCGGTGCCGCTTTGGCCCAAGCTGCGAGCGCGTCTCGACAAGGAGATTGAGACGCGCAACATCGCCCGGTAGGCACCCCGGGCACAGGAGCACACCGTGGTCACCAACAAGCTCGTCGCTACCCCAGCGACTCCGAATGACCTGATGAGCAGGTTTGACATCCCCGAGACCGCGCTCGTGTTGGAGCCGCGCGAGGTCTACGACGCCTGCATCGTCGATGTCACCGCGTCGCCGGAAGACTTGTGGGCCGATCACCGCGACGGCACCACGCCGGTGGTGGTGTACTCGTCCAGCAAGCTGGTCGACGCGTTGATGAAGCACGACGAGGCGTCTCGCGAAGATGTGCTTGAGCACGTTGTCGCGAACATCGAGGGCTCGTGGAACGGGCCGGCGACGTGGGCGGTGAGGTGGGATGATGGGGCCGACTGACCTGACAGCCTGGCTGGCCATCGCCGCCGCGGCCCTGCTCGCGGTGTTCGGTGTCGAGCTCAAGCGTCGGATCAAGAC